AGCCAGTCGGGATAGTCGATAATTGGCATCAGCCCTGCCCCCTTGGCGTGCGTTTGACGTTGAAGTTGGTGGTTATCCCCTGGCTCATTGGCCCACCATTATTTAGATCGGCTATGACCATATCGATGGTAAGACCTCCACTGCCATCAGAGCTTGCCTGCGCATCCACTGATGAACCGTTATAGTTCTGAACGTTTAAAACAACGTTTATTCCTCCGCTGCCTTGCATATCCTTATTGCTGATCACCTTGCCGTTGTCGCCCGGTATCATGTACTGCTTTCCGGTACTGGCCTGGTAAATCTCCGGCATTCCGCCTTCGCCGACTTGGTACATTCCGCCTGCACTCACCGGGCCGCCATTCTTGCGCTTGCCGAGCAGATTAGCGCCAATAACGCCCGCCACCGCGCCGAGACCGATCGCTGCAGCCGTACCCATTGAGGCTATTGAGGAAAGGATCGCCGCCGGGGTCCATGCCGCCGCTACTGTCCCAGCTGCAGCAACACTCGTCGCCGTCTGAACACCAGTCGCTGCAGTCTGAACTGCCGTTACGGTTCCGATGGCAGAGGTCTGAGCCGCCGATCCCATAATTGCCGATTTGACCCACTCAACCCCCATTTGCACGAAGGTATTAACCAGGCTGTTAAGAACCGTGCTACCAAGAGAGCGCATTGCATCACTGGCCGTCATGCTACCGGTGATAATTCCCGTTAATGCGTTGGAAGCATTTCCTGCCAGCGCGTCGATTGAAGCAGCTAGCGCTTCCGTCCCTGCGTTTTGGTTTCTGAATATCTCCCATTGAGCTGCAATCCTCTCCTGCTCATACTTCCTGTTGGCCGCATTCGTCAGTTCGAGCCCTCTCTGGGTTAACTGCCCCTTCTGGCTTTCAAACTGCTGGATTAACGCCAGCTCCTGAGCGTGCTGGTTAGCAAGCCTCTGAACCGGATCTACCTCACCTTTAGCCGACTGCTGCGGGGTTACAACCTCTTGAGCTCGTATCTTCGCCAAATTCGCCTGATGATTGGCCTCAAGCCGCTCAGCAGTTTTGTCGTACTGCTCCTGGCTAATCTTCTTGGCCGCCAAAGCGGTTTTCAGGTCATCAACATCTTGCTTATAGCTGGCGTTTTCGCGCGCTTCCGGTAGAAGCTTTTGCGCGGCAGCCTCGGCCTTGATGGCATTGGCCGTATCCCATTTCTCTGCAGCATACTGACCGGCAAGTGCTATCTGCTCTTTGGTGGCACCTTTCCCGAGCGACTGCTGCGCATTCAGAATAGCCTGCTCTCGGCTCAGCTTATTCGTTGAATCGGCAGCGAGTTCTGACTGCTGTTTTAGGTTCGCCAGTTTCTGAGCAATGGTTTCTGCCTGTGATGCTCCTTTTTTCTGCTCAGACTGAAGCGTCTTCTGCGCCTGCGTATTTTTGTACGTAGCAGCGGCATCATCTTCCATCTGTTTGGCGTGCGGATCATCCTTCGCAAACCCGGCATCTTCAGCGGCGTATTGCGCCTGCAGCCGCGCGCGGGCCTCACCTTGCAGTTTCGAAAGGGCAAGGTTTCGCTCGGATTGCTTGATGAGGTTCTTCTGTCCGGCAGTTAGGTTGTCGGTGGACTTGTTCAGGCTGTCGACGTTTATCTTCGCGTTGGCCGCCTCTCTCGCCAGATCGACAAGTTTACCTGCCAGTTCAGCAATGGCTGACTGCCCATCTTTAGATGAGGACTGCATTTCCTGGAGTTTTTTCGCCAGTTCCTGGAGTGCTTCCGGCGACGGGTTGTTGCTCAGGTCTGATAACTCTCTTGCCAGATCAAACGCTGACTGTTTGCTGATGCCGAGGCGGGAAGAAAGCGTGCTGACCGTCGAAGATAAAGAGTTAACAATGCCAGAGGCATATTGCCCCTGACTATTGGCCTGTTGAATGGCCTGGCTCCAATCTGTGGTGGTAACACCAAGCGCAGAAAGCTCATCGTTGAATTTCTTGATGCTTGGAGACGCGCCGCCAACCGCCGCGAGTGCGCGATCGCCTAACGTAATGAAAGCATCAGACGCGTCACTAATGGCCTTCGGGATCTTTGAGATGGCCTGGTTATACTCGAGCAGCGCCTGATTTCGCAGCAAAGTAGCCACGTCGGCATTTACGCGCGCCAGGGCGGCATATTTGTCTGAAAGCGCGGCCACGCCTTGCGAGGAAATGGTTATCACCTTATCCATCGCTTCTGCTGCATCTTTCAGCGCGTCCATGGCATTTTTTCCGCCATTAAGCGAAGTGATAAGCACACCAGCCAGTACCGAACCAAGGGCGATTATAGCGCCAACCACGGCACCGCCAGGACCGAATGCGCCAGCTAGTTGCGAGCCCTGCTGAGCGAACGCCACCAGCGCAGACTGCCCACCCTGCACCTGCACGATGAAGTCCTGAACCTGGTACCCGGCCTGCTGCATGCTGGTTTTCCAGCTACCAGTGCCTTTTGCGCCATTTTCAACACCAGTCTTCATGTCATACAGGCGACCAGTAAGCTCGCCTATCTTCTGCTTCTCTTCGTCGGTGGCTTTCGACCCTGCACGCAATTGTGCAGCCAGGACTGCGGCACTACGCGCGCCATTCTCCTGCGCTTCGTCCAGCACAGCCAACTGGTTACCCAGCGCCTCGATGATGGATTCGGCACGGCTGAATTCACTGCTCGCGCCGCCGGTACCAGTGCGAGCCTCTTCCATCGCGCGGGCAATTCCGCTTACGTTGGTGTTCAGTTTGCGCAGTTGGTTATCCATGGAGTTGGCATAACCGGCCAGCTCAGTAAACGCGGATCCAGTTTGAGACGTGCTGTTATCAAGCTCGTCGAGTTCTTGCCCAGTCTTTTTTGTTGAACTGTCGATCTGACTCAGCGCGTTCTGCACATCCTTGGCACCGTCAAGAAGTTGAGCGGTATCCAATGCGATGGTGATATCAATACCACCTAAATTTTCCGACATTGCTATTCTCCATGGATACGTTAGCTACTACTTCATTAACCGGTCTTGCTGTTCGCGCATCATTTTTTCCTGCCAGCGACGCTCGTCATCATCCATTACTGCATCGTATTCCTCTCTCGTCAGCCCTTTCTGGTCTGGATATTTAGCGTTCAGAAGCAGCGCAAACTCTGTCATCGTCAGGTGGGCGGCGTCTTCACGTGTCATATCGAAATGGGTGCGGGCAGCATTGATGTACTCAATGGCGTTGAATGCTGTTGTGGTCGAGTTGGTTTCATGCCGCTGCAGCTTCCTGACTTTGGCTTTACCAATAACGCCATGGGTCATTAGGTGTTGAGCGATGACAATAATGTCGTTACGGCTTAGCGCGCCGGGCCGATAAACTATGTATCTTGACCACCCTTTCCACTCCCCAATCATCGGGGTTAAATCATCATCACAGCACGCCTGAATCACCTGCATGGAAACAGACAAGACCTTTTCAGCCATACGATAAAGTTGTGGTGATAACCATTCAGGAAAGCGCCCAAGATTAGAAGCGCATGCTGCAATCAGATTTTGCACATCACTGCCATGTATGATGGCGTATGCAGAAACGATTTCTTCAGGCGTTCCGATTCTGGTCATTGCAGCGAATGATGGCCTTAGAAGGTATTCATTCTCTCCATCCTTTCTGCTTGAAAGGACAACCTCACCAATGTCTGTTAAAGGGATCATGCTCTTGCCTTAATGATTATTATCAAGGGCAGCACGCTGCCCTTTGGAATAGCCATTAGCTGACAGTGACAGCGCAGGCGTTAGAAGTGATTTTCACTGGCGTACCGGCAGAGTCGGTAACTTCGCAGGTGTATGAACCAGCATCACCCGAGACTGCGCTCGCCTTGTTGAACGTCGCTGTAGTCTGACCGCTCACTGCTGAGCCATCTTTTTTCCAGACATACGTATACGGAGCTGTACCGCCTGTAACGGCTACGCTCATGTTGAGCGCTGAGCCAGTCGCAACGGTTTTCGTTGAAGGAAGGTTGGTTGTGAAGGCAAGCGCATCGCCAGCGATCTCAAAAACAACCGTGTCGGCATCATAGACTTTCCACTCACCGGAGAAAGTTGAAATATCACTGGTACCGAAGTCACCTGACCAAGAGGTGGTGTTGAAATACCCCATAATGTAGGTGCCAGCGTCTTCCCCTGCGAAATCAAAACGAACCCAGACGGTTGGCTGACGGCCAGCCTGAACTTCATCGAAGATGTATTTCGACATGTGGATCGCGCCAATCTCTACAGACTTATCGTTCTTGCGGAACTCGCCGTCACCAGAGATTGTGAAATCCATGTTGTTGACCAGGTTCTCAACCAGACCCTTTGAATCATCAGCCTCAGAGCTGACCGTATTCATTGAGTAATCGAAACCTTTCGTGGTCATTGCGCCCAGTCGCTTCCACTCGGAAAGCGCGGGCACTGCGTCGGGGCAGCCAAAGGCCATGCGTAGCACAGCTACTTTCCCGATCAGCTTGCCAAAATCATTAGCACAGCCTTGCATGTGTACCTCTCAAATAAAAAAGGCCGCCGGATGGCAGCCTGATGGGTTGTGGATTGGGTTATTCCCCGTATACGCAGCGGAAGCGCAGCGAAAATACTGCCCGTCCCTCAGCGGTTAGCATTGGTTGAGGCATACCGTAGGATTCGATGTATCCGATGCAAGGATCTGCAATAGGATTAGCCTGTATGTAATCGATAATGCCCATAGCTGCGGTATTCGCTTTGCGGTCTTCATTGATGGCACCGATCACATCCAACTGAACAAAATAGGTTCCGCCTTCATCCTGCCTGAGTATGCCCCCTCCGGCAGGCTTAAAGACCATGAATGCCTCAGACTTATTGCCACTGTCATCCCAGAAAAAACTCTGACAAGTAAAAGCTGACGTAAGCCCGGCAGAAACCATCATTGAACGCACTCGGTCGGCCATTGGTGGGGTCATTTCTTCATGCCTTTTGCAATAATTTCAGGGATTCGTGGCTTAACCTGCTCAAAAGCTTTTTTCAGGAATTGCGGCTCACCCCCGGGTCCCCAATAAACGCCTTGCTCTGTACCACCACCAAACTGTTTGCCTGATCTGGTGGTTCCAAAGTGCGCCCTTGGCTGGCCCTTTAGCTTGCCGGGCGCATCATGAACATATGCGGCATACGAGGCAGAAAACCCCACCTTTGCCGTAATTCGATTGCCGCTTGAATCAAAATCGATAAACCGAGAGTTAACGAGGGTTGATGTATCTATTGGCGTTATCACAGCAGCCGACTCAAGAACCTGTTCAGATGCTATGTACAAAGCCCGAATGATGCGGACACTTTTAATGTCACCAATCATGCGATTCAATTTAGCAATGGTCTGATCGATGCCTTTAACTTTGATGCCCATGTCTACACTCCCGTCAGGATGGCGTAATCATCCGCCAGGCGCTCGAACGTGTCGGCGTAACGGATAACCTGTCGCACCTCATCGGCACCGGCGACAACCGGGTCCGCTTCGGTCGATACGCCAATCAGCAGGTAATCACCTGCATCCGCCAGCGCGAACTCCGTCCAGACGGTATTCTTCACGACGATTTCAGCGCCCAGGCTTCCGATGCGCTTTGACAGGCCACCTTCGTAATCGCACATGATTACTTCCGGTGCGGCGTACCCTTTGATTGGATCGCCGTATTCGTCGGTTCCGCCGTTCTGTTTACGCCAGATGGTAGCCGTGGCTGTGTATGACCAATTCGCAACGCTAGACATTGCTACCCCCTCAAAGCTCTGGTAGCGGCACCGTCATGCCTGCCATGCTATGTGTGCAGTCATTCAGATATTGAATCTGCCCATCTGTCACAAATGAATGGCAAGTAAATGGCTTGTCTTTCGTGGCATCGTCAAACTCCTCCGGGTCATCGCTGGGCGTGAATCCTGTAACCAAAACGCTTGGAGTTAATGTCGGTTTATCAATGCTTCCATTCCATCCCCATCGCGGACCGCCGCCAGCGCCAACCTGCACCACATGGCGACTACCGCACCCTGGACACATGAACGATAAACAGTCATCGCTCGCCTTCTTCACTCGCTCTGTCATTCTTTCCACCTCAGCACCTTCGCGCCTGTCGCCCGGATGCGCGGGCAGTTAATGAACCACTCTCCGTCCGACTTAACGTAGCCGGTTGTCTCCCGCCCTGTGTCGGTAATCACCCATACACGGGTGAATGCGCGCGGCAGTCCGTGCTTAACTGATTTGTATGTCATCAGCAGCCCCCGACCACCATGAACAGACCGACACTGTTACCAGCGCTGATCGGCAACTCACTGGTGCAGCCGCTGGTGTCAAGCCGGGCCAGCGAGTCGCGCAACCAGGTAATGCTGTCGTCGCCATATTCAAACGAGCGGGACGCGCCAGAAGGCGCACCCTGCGATTTTATGCGGCGCGCGCCGGACGACGTAGCCATAAGCGCTGCGGCATACATAAGAATCAGCTTCGCGGTGCAATCGTCATACCCCGCACCATCGAGGCACGGGATAATCTTGTTCACCACGCAGAGGATCGGATCCAGCAGCGCACCCGGGATGGAGTAACCCAATTCACCGAGGAACGCCTGCACTTCTGCCGCTGTGATTGGGTCAGCCATGGTTAATTACCTTTGGTTTGCTCATCCAGCTCATCGCGGGATTTGGACGGGTTATCGAACTCACGAAGTGCCATAGTTATTTCGCCTTCTTGATTGCTTCTGCCAGTGCGGCTTCGGCCTCTTCAGCGCGCTTCGTCACCGCCGCCAGCTGCTCGTCGAAAGTGGCTTTGTCAGCTGCAACCAGGTCAGTGAGCTTAGCCAGCTGCTCCAGAGATTCATCACGCTCCTTCGTCACCGCCGCCAGCTGCTCGTCGAAAGTGGCTTTGTCAGCTGCAACCAGGTCAGTGAGCTTAGCCAGCTGCTCCAGAGATTCATCACGCTCCTTCGTCACCGCCGCCAGCTGCTCGAGCAAATCGCTAGGCTGTGATGCTGCCGGTACTGACTCGCCGAAGAGCTTTTCCCCCTTCTTCTTGTCAGTGTCTTTCGCTTTTCCGGTCGCTTTCCAGCGCGCTGCTGTTGCATCGTCGACTTCAACGATCGCACCAACCTCCAGTTTGCGGAGGTTGGCACCAGCGAACACGTTACCTGATGTGATTTCTACAAGTGCCATTCCGTTTCTCCTTAGCTGCTCGCGAAGAGCACGCCGTGTTTAAGGTTGATGTCCTGCTTGACCATCAGGCCCATTGCGCCCCAGGTGCGCCAGATGTAGTCGCTGTTGTAGAACTGACGAGGGTCAGCAACAGTACCTACGGCCTGGCCGGTGATCGGAGCGATAACGCCTGCAGTCAGCGGAACCACCAGAATCTGGTTCCCGGTCAGCTCTGCATCTTCTTTCACCGCAGCAATGCCTGACAGTTTCAGGATTTCCTGCAGGATGGTGCCAGACTGGTAATTGTCGCTGTAATAGCGCTCCCAGTTAGACATGATCTCGCTGGAAACATACCAGGTCTGCGGTGCGTACTGGTTATTAGTGATCTTCATGGTGTCACGCAGGGCGATCGCACCGTTTCGGTTCTGTTCTGCGGTTGTGGTACGGCTGGAGAAGTCGATATTCAGACCAGATGCGCCCAAATCAACCTGGCCAACGCGCTCATCGGCCTTCAAGCCCTTCCAGGTCTTGCCGTCGAAGGTAACGAAGTTACCTTCCGAGTCGCGGAAACCGTTGAACATGTAGTCCACGATTTTACGGCGCACATCATCAACAGAGCCGCGCTGCGCATCGGCGAGTGATGCCAGAGCCGAACCTTTGTTGAAGATCGGATCGCGCCAGTGGAATTTGAAGCCGCTGTCGTGCACCGGCACCATCGTACCGTCGAAGCTGTACGCGCGAGCATCCAGCGCCGCACCAATCTGTCCGGACATGGAGGTATGCGCCCAGCCACGACCGCCGGTGCGGGCATATTCATACACGGACTCTTCCAGGCGGACAGATCGGGACAGTGGCATCAGGTCGTTGAACAGGGTGAACTCCGTGTTCGGCTCGAACTGTGCCAGTACTGTCTGGTCGTACGCGCGGTACATGCGGCGAATGTCGTCGACGGCGTTCACCGCGTCCAAATGTCCGTTTTCACCGAAGCGAGCACGGGCAATGAAGTCAGCGACAGACTGCGCACTCATGTTGCGCGCCATCTCCAGCTCACGGAACTGTGCCTGGTTGACTTCGAGGTTACCGGTGCGTTCACCGATAGAGCGAGAAAATACAAGCATTCAGGTGCTCCTTACTTGATAACGACGCGCAGCAGATCGCCTGCAGCAACGGTGTACGCCGTGTCTTCTTCGACATATGCGCGGATGGACTCGCCTGTGGCATGGGCTTTAACCTGGCCGTTTGCGATGGATAATGGCTGCCCTTTTTTGTAGGTGCCTGCCGCCGCGCGCACGTTAAGGAACATGCCCGGCATCGGATGGATGCCAACCACCAACTCATTCGCAGGGATTGAGTCGTCAACCGTCTGGCAGCGTAGATAGTCAAAGTCAGCGACATAGAGGATCGCCTCTTCGTTGCCATCAACCGAGGCCGTGAACTTGGCGGCAGAGAAAAAGCCAACAGTACCTGGCTTAGTGGCGGCCGCCGCGGCACCTTCACGGTTGAGCAGCGGATTAGGGAATACGCCACCGGCGTGAATTACGTGTTTTCCGTCTTTAGCCATTTTTTACTCCGGCATTTCGCTGACTGATTGGGTGTTGGTAGCCTGGCGGAATGCACCGTTCAGGCCGAAGGAGGTCTGGCACTTGGCGTACATAGCGTCGAGGGCCTTACCGTCCAGATCTGCGACTTCTTCATCGCTCATGTTCATCGCCAGCTTCACAGCTGCGCGCTTTTCGCCTTTCTCTTTGTCGGCGTTCGCGTTCAGACTGTTGAAAACGACGTCCACGCGATCGGCGAGTGTTTTCGCCCACGCTGGCATCTCTTCGTTATTGGTGGCCTGCTCTTTTTTCTTGGGCTTGCCGGTTTCAGGGTCGATTTCTTCATCGCCTTTTTTCTTGGCGGTGGCTTCGTCGGCCTTCATCTGGTTGTA